CATCAATGACATGTTCTTAGCTGGACATGATGTGCAAAAGGTGGTAGAATCTAATGTATATCACAAATTAGAAGCAAAATTAAAACTAAACGACTGGAAACGAGTATGAGCAACGGTACAAATATTAAAGTTCACAAGCGTAATGGTGCTATAGAAGGTCTGAATCTAGATAAGATTCATAAGATGGTAGCAGATGCTTGCGAAGGTCTGGGAAGCGGTGTGAGTGCCTCTCAGGTTGAAATGAATTCAGGTTTACAATTCTATGATGGAATAGAGACTGCTGATATTCAAGAAATTCTAGTAAGATCTGCTAGTGATCTTATAGATTTAGATCATCCTAACTATCAGTTTGTTGCTGCTAGATTATTATTGTTTGGTCTTAGAAAGCAGGTCTTTGGATCACAGTGGTTGTCCAAGGGTTTTCCTACTGTGCTTGATCATGCCTTTAAATGTGCTGAAAAACATATATACGACACTGAGGTTCTTGGTAAATATAGTCAGGAGGAGTGGGATAAGATCAACTCTTGGATTGATCATAAACGTGACTACCTATTCACATATGCAGGTCTTCGTCAGGTAACTGATAAGTACTTAGTACAGGATAGAAGTACTGGAGAAGTATATGAGTCTCCACAGTTCATGTATATCATGATTGCTGCCACTTTATTCCAAAATTATCCACAAGACAAGAGACTCGATTATGTCAGAAGATACTACGACGCAATCTCAAAGCACTACATCAACATCCCAACACCAATCATGGCAGGGGTGCGGACACCCTTACGACAATTTGCATCCTGTGTTCTCGTTGATGTTGATGACACGCTTGACAGCATTTTCAGCAGTGACATGGCTATTGGTTACTACGTTGCACAAAGGGCGGGAATTGGCATCAATGCAGGCCGAATCCGTGGCATCAACAGTAAGATCAGAGGGGGAGAAGTTCAACACACGGGTGTCGTCCCGTTTCTCAAGAAATTTGAGAGCACTGTCAGATGTTGCACTCAAAATGGCATCAGAGGTGGATCAGCAACTGTCCACTTCCCAATCTGGCACGCAGAAATAGAAGACATTCTTGTTCTCAAGAACAATAAAGGTACTGAGGATAATAGAGTCAGAAAACTTGACTATAGTATACAAATTTCAAAATTATTTTATGAACGATTCATCTCTAACGAGGATGTTAGTCTCTTCTCTCCTCATAATGTTCCTGGGCTTTACGAGTCTTTTGGTACTCCATCCTTTGATGAGCAATATGCTGCTTTTGAAGCAGATTCAAGAATCCCAAGAAAAACTATTGGAGCACAAGAGCTCATCTTAGATCTCCTTAAGGAGAGAGCAGAGACTGGACGTATCTATATCATGAATATAGATCATTGTAATAGTCACTCATCCTTTAAGGATAAGGTTAATATGAGTAACCTATGTCAGGAGATTACCTTACCTACAGATCCTATTCAACACATTGATGGTGATGGTGAGATTGCATTGTGTATTCTATCTGCTATTAACGTAGGTAAACTACGTAACTTAGATGAGATGGAAGAACTCTGTGACCTTGCTGTACGTGCGTTAGATGAGTTGATTGACTATCAAGGTTATCCAGTAGAGGCAGCACGTATTAGCACCCTTGCAAGACGTTCTATAGGTGTAGGATTTATTGGTCTTGCACACTATCTTGCTAAGAATGGTGTTAAGTATGATGACAAAGAAGCATGGAAATTAGTACATGATTTATCTGAATCATTCCAATACAATCTTCTGAAATCAAGTAATAAGATAGCACAGGAGAAAGGTCCATGTGCTTATTTCCATCGCACCAAGTACTATGATGGTATCCTTCCTATAGATACATATAAGAAGGATGTAGATGAGATTGTACCCAATGACTTATCACTTGATTGGGGAACTTTACGGGAGGACATACTCGCTTACGGGTTACGGCACTCCACGTTGTCTGCTCAGATGCCAAGCGAGAGCAGTTCCGTTGTGTCAAACGCAACCAATGGCATTGAACCCCCTCGTGCGTTTCTGTCCACAAAGAAATCTAAAAAAGGACCACTTAAACAAATAGTTCCACAGTATGCTACACTAAAGAATAACTATACATTGCTATGGGATATGCCTAATAACGAAGGGTATATTAATATAGTAGCAGTGATGCAGAAGTTCTTTGACCAAGCAATCAGTGGTAACTGGTCATACAATCCACTTCATTATGAGGACTCTGAAGTTCCTACCAGTGTAATGGCACAGGATTTATTAACAACATTTAAGTATGGTTGGAAGACCTCTTACTATCAGAATACATATGATACTAAGACTGATTTTGATGAACCAGCACATCCAATAGGATGGAAGGATGAGATTGAAGAAAAGAAAACTGCTATTACTGAACTACTAGATGACATCTTTGCAACCGAAGAAGAGCACTGTGACTCCTGTGCGATCTGATATTAAAGGTATGACAGTCTTCAATACAACGAAGACTGACACCACCAAAGGACAAATGTTCTTTGGTCCTCCATTGGGAGTCCAACGATATGATAAGTTTAAGTATCCTATCTTTGATAAATTAACACAAACACAACTAGGCTTCTTCTGGCGACCAGAAGAAGTTTCTTTACAGAAAGACAGAGCAGATTATCCTACGTTAAATGCAGCACAGAGACACATATTTACCAGTAACCTTAAGTACCAGATCCTCTTGGACTCCGTACAAGGTCGTGCTCCTGGTATGGCTTTCTTACCTTACTGTTCTTTACCTGAGTTAGAATCATGTATGGAAGTATGGTCTTTTATGGAGATGATTCATAGCAGATCTTATACTTATATTATTAAGAATGTTTATTCAGATCCTTCTGAGGTATTTGATAAGATTCTTAGTGATGATAGAATCTTAAGTCGTGCTGCTAGTGTAACTGAATCTTATGATGAGTTTATTAATGAAGCACAGCAGTGGGGTCAAAGTAATCTATGGAGAGATTTGTCTAATGCTTTAGACTCTGACCTACCTGTTTTAGAAATGAAAGAGGTGAAACGTAAACTTTATCGGGCAGTAGCAAATGTCAATATACTTGAAGGTATACGCTTTTATGTTAGTTTTGCTTGCAGTTTTGCATTTGGTGAACTTAAGCTTATGGAAGGGTCAGCTAAGATTATTTCCCTTATTGCACGAGACGAGAACCAACACCTCGCACTAACTCAAAATATAATTAACAATTGGAGAAAGGGTGATGATCCTGATATGGTTGATATAATTAAGGAGGAAGAAGAGTGGACATATAGTATGTTTGATAAGTGCGTGAATGAAGAGAAGAAATGGGCAGAGTATTTGTTTAAGGATGGAAGTATGATTGGTTTGAATGATAAATTATTATACCAGTATGTTGAGTGGATTGCTAATAAGAGAATTAAAGCTATTGGTTTGAAACCACAGTATGATATTCCTTTTAAGAACAATCCCTTACCTTGGACAACCCATTGGATATCATCTAAGGGATTGCAGGTAGCACCACAAGAGACTGAAGTTGAGTCTTATATGGTTGGTGGTATCAAACAAGACGTTAAAAAGGACACCTTCTCAGGATTTAAACTATGACTAATTTCGATATGGAAAAGTGGAATGATGCACTTACTATTTTTACAGAGAGTGTGATTAAACCAGATACTAAATTGAGGAGTTGCGCACATAACCAAAAATGTTACAATGAATTAATGTGGATTCGTGAACATGTAATAGAATATTTGGATACCTTGCGTAAATAGTACAGCGTATAATCGGTGACATTAAATGGCATACACTATTACTTTGAAGACACCTGATGGTGATGAAACTACATTTGATTGTGAAGAGGATCAGTATATTTTAGAAGCAGCAGAAGATGCAGGTGTAGATCATCCATCATCATGTAGAGCAGGTGCATGTTCTTCATGTTGTATGAAAGTTTTAGAGGGAGAAGTTAATCAAGAAGAGCAAACATTCTTAGATGATGAGCAGATGGAGGCAGGATTTGTACTTACCTGTGTTGCAATGCCAGAGTCAGATTGTATTCTTCTCACAGAACAAGAGGATAATTTAGATTAATATGTTATGTTATTTCCAAGAAAATATGCAAGTTGTCCTTGGCCTGATTCTAGGTATAGAGAGTATATGAACGGACGTCTTAAGAAAATTGATATGAGATATCGTCTTAATAAAATTAAGAATGGTATTGATAGTAAGCAGTGGTATCCTGATTGGGACGATAAAGAACGATGGGCAGCCCAGCAAGCACTAAATAATGCACTGGATGTCCTTGATGAGTATGCCTATTGACTATGAGAATCCGTGGGTCTATAATGGGAAAGCTTTTGGGTCTTGCGATATTGGGGAGACTTTTGGGTTTGTTTATAACATTACTAATAATCATACCCAACGTCAATACATCGGAAGGAAATACTTTTGGCAGTTTAGAACTCCTAAAGGTAAAAAACGAAAAGTAAAATCTGAATCTGATTGGAAGAAGTATTATGGGTCTTGTCCAGAACTTAAGGAAGAAATTCAGCAATTGGGTAGACAAAACTTTAGCAGAACTATCCTCAGCTTACATAATACAGCTGGCAAAACAAACTACGAAGAGACAAGACAACTCTTCAGTAACAACGTCCTCACTGAAGCCTTGGGCGATGGAACACCAGCATACTACAACAGCAACATCCTTTCCAGATACTTCAAAAAGAACTACTTTGGAGGAGACTGATCAAGTGGTTGCTCATATTACACAGTGGGCTAGGAAGAAACTTGAGGATGCGGTGACAATTGGAGAGAAAGATGCCCTCTATAGGGAGTTTGAGGAGTGGATAGAATTGCAAGGTGAGGATGAATGTGATATAATTAGTGTTGAATTTGAAGAGTCTGAACAAACATGAAAATCTTTTTAGATACAGCAGATACCTCAGTTATTGAAAAATATTTTGCTACTGGATTGATTGATGGTGTTACCACTAATCCTACTCTTATTAAGAAGAGTGGTAGAGATCCTTTAGAAGTTTATCAAGA